TCCTCCGTTAAGATAATACGAAACCGAAGAACCGCCACCACCTCCTGTTGGAAAACTAGCTAAAGTACCATCTCCCCTGATATATTGTGAAGCAACACCTGCTCCTGTTACTGCAATCGTTCCATTAGCCGTTAAGGGGCTATTTGCGACACTAAAAGCACTCGGCATAGATAAGCCTATGGAAGTAATTAATGTAGGGAATGTGGTCAAGTTTCCTGCTCCGTTTACATACTGAAGATTTGTTCCATTGAAATTAAAAGAAATCGTACCGCTTGTCGTAATTGGAGAAGAACCTATTGTTATTGCACCACCATTGGTAGATAAGCCAACAGAGGTTACGCTTCCTGTTGCACCACCTGACCTTTGCCATATTGATCCGCTATAAACTGCTGAGTCGCCTACTATAAAAGTTATAGGCCCTGCACCGAAGTTAACAGTACCTGCCACATTACATAAGTAAACATCACCCTGGTTACCTGTGCCATTAGCAAGGGTTGGTGTGTTAGTCGCAGCGTTCCAAGTACCCTTATACTCCATTACAGAGTTAGGTAGCTGAGATACTAATATCTTTCCGTTAGAGTCAAGCCTAGGTACACCATTAGCCACATCAAAAGCTACAGAACTTAATACTCCACTTGTGCCAATAATGACATCTTGTAAATCTCTAACTTTCGCACCTCCAGTAATCTGTATTTGTTGACTCATTATATATCTAATTAATTATTTTACAATCATTCTGACAAACTCATCCACTTCTAATGGCCTTGCCGTTGCAAAGGTAAGAACTCCTGTGGCACTATTAAATGCAACATTCTCATCCGTTGGTACACCGCTTGTATTGATGGTTCTAACCTCTACACCGCCTCTTGTAACCGATATACAAGTAGATCCGATTGCACCTGAGAAAGTAACACTTGTTTCACCACCTGCTGCCGTATAAGAAAAACTATTCACGCTTGAAGTTGATATTGTAGAACCTCCGTCTATAACTTGAGTTCCTGTTATTGAATAAGCACCTGTTCCTTGTAATGCCAATGAATAAGTAGATGCACCCTCTACAGGAGCACTTAAGCTGATTGATGTGATATTAGCAGTACCACTTACTATTGAGTAGCCATAGGTATCACTTGCATCTGCATTGTCATTGTCTATTGAGAATCTAACATCTATTGAAGCTCTGTCTAATTGCTTCTGCATTAAAGCAAGATAGGAGTAACCACTTAAGGCTATAAACCCATCACAATTAACTGTCCAAGATGTAATGTCATTTTTAAACTCTCTAAACCAAGCTGATGTTTGAGAGGTTACTTCTACTTGTTCAGTAGATGCCTCAAATGAGCAACTTGTAGAAGCTCCCATTGGAGTTCCTAATGGTATAGTTGTAGTCACTTGAGCTACATTACTTGATTGGGTATAAAGAGTAATTTGGTTAGTAGTTGTACCTGCGTAAATAACCTTAATTAGAAGCCTATCTGTGGCACTTATAGTCGTTTGAGTGACTGTCATTGCCGTAGAATATAAGGTCTTTGTTAGGGCTGTAAGAGTGGTTGTTGCCGATGTAAACAATAAGGTAGCAATACTACCATTATATTTATATAGTTCGTACTTAACTTGAGCACCTGCAAAGGCAGTTAGAATAGAATAGTAAGCACTAAAAGTCCAAGTACCTGCTGGTATGGTTGTAACACCAGGATCAAGAGCATCCGTAATAAACGAAGCTATTGTACCTGCTCCTGTTTTATTAAAGTCAACTGAAGTACCTGCTACTTGGCTTCTGCTTAATTCCTTACACACAATACTATCAAAAGTGCCTTGTGCAGTACCTCCATTAAAGTAATAGATAGCGTTGCTATCATATTCATATAAAACTATATTCGTTCCGTTTATTACTGATGCCATAATTAAAAGTTATACATTAAGATTCTAAATATTTTATTGTTTCTACCGACAAATTATCATCATTTGTAATTTCTAATAATTGCAAAGATGTCGTTCTATCTCCATAACTATCTACAGTTAGTCTATTAGCTATAAATATTTTATTATTATAGGTTAAAGCATCTGTAGCAGAATCTACTACTGCATACTTCTTATTCAAATATATTGTACTATTAGAAGATTCCGATATACCTAAATCACCTTCTAAAGTAGCAAGGTTTTTATTAAATATATTAGAATATTGTCTACATATTAATTGGGTAAGACTTGGGTATGTTCCAGCCTTGCCATATCTATACCAATTTATTAATGTAACTGTTGATGAGTTAAATAAAGCACCTCTTATATTAGATATTAAAACCTCTGGGTAAACACCACCATATGTAACATCTATTCCCTTTGTTAAAGCCAAATTTGTTCCAAGAGTTCTTTTGACTTCGATACCTGTAAAATTAGCAAGTGTTTGTTCAAGTCTTAGGTTTCTAAATCTAAAATAATCATAATTCTCAACTAGGAAAGAAATTTTAACATAGCCAATTACTAATTCGGTATAATTATATGAAGTATCTCCTAATGGTATTTCTATTGTATATCTTTGCCTTGGACTTCTGTTTATTGTTTGTATTGTTGACCTTGGTATTATTATATAAGAACTTGTAGTTACCCATTGGTTATTGCTATCTAAAAAATATGTATTTGCACCAACGGCCACCTCTATAAACATTTTACATTGGCCAGTATTTGATGAAGGAGAATTTGTATTATAACAAGCATAATCAAAAGATAATGTTGCTTTGTTATCACCCATTGTTGGTAGATAACCTGATCCCATTTCTAGTTTGCTTGTTCCAGTTCCACCTGTTGGTGGTGCACCTGGTATTCCTGCTTGTATTCTTACATCGTTATATTGTTCATCTGGTAAATCATATGTATTAATAAATCCTTTACCAGTTAAAGTAGATGTAAATCCAGTTGGTGCTGCGGTAAAAGAAGGTGCTTGTTTAAAGTCACCATTATTTATATAATTATCAACATATTCAAATAGATTACTTACAATTACTCTTGAAAAACCCTTTCTAGTTATTTTGGTTTGGCTATTATTAATAAAGTGCACATTACCTTGACTATAAGGATCAATAGAAATGCCTGTGGTTAATGTGCCTGATTCTGTTAAATAAACAACAGTATATAACAAGTATTTTGTATAATAGTTTGTTGCACCAGCCATTTCATTTATAGACATAATCCACCAATTACCTTGATATTGGAATAATCTACAACCAAAAGATTTAACAATATTATCTACTATTGTAAAGTAATCTAATCCTACAAAATCTCTTCTAAATTGATATGTTTGTACGAATGGTTCATTATCTGTAGAAGTTGCCCTATCAAGCATTCCTGCTGCAAAATAAGAGCAACAAGAATATAGGTAAGTATCAGAGTTGTAACCAATGCTATATAATGCGGTATTTAATACGCTTAATAGATTTGTTATTCCGTTTGTATTTCCTTCTAATGCACTATATGTAGTATATTTTAAATAAGATAATGCATCTACACATATAAAATTAACCTCTTGATTTCCTGTTGTAAATGGTAGATTTATATAATCATTGAAAAGAAATCCCTTCCATTTTATATTTGTACTTGCACCTACAACATTTACTAACTCTACATAATACTTTCTATCATCTGCATTTAACAAGTCAGGAAAATTATCATAATCATCTTGAGTTGATATTAAAAAAGAAACATTTAACTGAGATGATATAATCCCACCTAAAGGATCTTCTTCGCTTGAATTGGGTTGTAATAATATACTTGTAGGCTGATATGTTTTAACAGTAGCAATTGAGGGGTCTTTTTCGTAAATATTTACAACTAATGTTGAACCATTACGAAGTACTTGAGTTAATGTATATCTTAATCCGTATGCCATTATACTAAACTTATATTTTGTCCTTTAAGATTTGATGCCTTTTGTGCCCTATTTACAGACAAAAGTAAGTCTTGTCCTCTTAACATAAATGTTCCACCTCCACCTCCACCAATCATATCTTTAAGCTTGTCTAAAGGAGCTACTACTTCAGGGTTTGATTTAGCTCCTGGGTATTCACCCATTAAGCCATATGTAGGCCCACTAATAATACCACCATCTGCAAACCTTCTTGGCATATTTGAATTTTTACCCCTAGAAAAATTGCCCTCACTTGATTTTGCGTTTGTTAAGCTTGATTTTAATGCAGCACCTGCCGCTACTGCTGCGATACCTGCTGCGACTGCTAAAGCTGCTCCTGCTGGAGTAGGATTTTTTAATGCCTCCCATGCTGCTAGTTTAGCAACTCCAAATGCTATTAATTGCTTACCCAATGATTGTAATGCATCTGCTATTAATGTTCCAAAAACATCTATTGCATCTACATTTTCTTCTGCTAAAACCTTCCCTATGGATTCACCTAATGCATATAAAGAGTTATTAATAAAATCATTAATAATACTATTTATTCCATTTATTGTATCTGTCCATGTAACATTAAAGCTTTTAACTTTATCTTGTGAACCTGCTATTGCAGCATCGACATTAACTAATGCATCTGATATTTTATCAAATTGTTCAGCAGTATATCCACCAACTGAAGCTAATTCGTATAATTTATTTTTATAATCCTCTAATATTTTAATCCTATCGGTAGATGTTGTCTTACCACTAGCATTAGCTATTTTTATAGCTACATCTGATTCTATTTTTAACGCAGTAAGAGCATTTTGTAAATTTCTATCATTTATTTTGTTAGCCGCATCTGCTGCTTGTTTATCTAGTCTTTCTTTTTCTTTAGCAAGTTTTTCGTATTCTTTATATTGTTCTACTCCAAGTTTATGTTGTTCCTCAAAATCTTTCTACCTGTTTCTGCTTGTGAATTTAGTATTAATTGATTATAGGTATCTATAATGGTTTGTATATATGTGCCACTCTTTTTTTCTAGTTCTGCTTGTTTTACAGCTAAGTCCCTTTGTTTTCCCAATATCTCTTGCTCAAAACTAGCAGACATTAACAACTCATCTTTATAATACTTTTGCTTAGCCTGTAATAATGCAATATTAGGATCATCTAATGTTCCTGCACTTGTTTTACCTTTTGCAGCCTTAGCTCTAAATTTTTCTAACTCAATTTCTGCTATTGCAGTATCTTCTAATATTTTAACATACGGAGCTGCTTTTTTATTTATTTTTGTTTGAGCGTCTGCATTTTCTTTTAACAATCTAACAGATTTATTACCTATTGCAACACGCTTGCCTTCTGAGGTTATAGTATATTCAATATCCTTCCCAGCAGCCTTTCTTTGCTTAGCCAACAGCTCTGTTCTTTCAATTTCTAATGGAAGCCTCTCTGCGGCTATACCTGTTAGTATGCCTTCAGCGGCTTTCGCTCTTGAATAATTAATAATTGTTGTAGTTAATTTATCGTAACTACTTTTTGCTTTACCTAATGCTATATCTTCATCTGAATACTTACCAAGTAACCCAGGGTATTCTTCTTTTAAGGCTTTTGCAGCTTCCAACCTACTGCCCATTGATTTAGTTACATCGGTAGAAATATTATATAATGCCTTTAATTTAACTATTTCTGTTGAATAAGTAGTAGCAAGGCCTTTACTATAATCTTCAGCCATTTTAGATGACTTACCAAAACTAATCATTCCATTATCCCATGCAGTAAATAATGCTATAATAACAGAACTAGCTAAATATATAGCACCTGTCATACCTGCAAATCCACCTATTAATGCAGGTAGGTTATTTTGGATACCTCTAAATCCATAAGGTAAATCCTGTACAATTAATGCAAGGTGAGTCCATTGCAGATTAGATTTTTTAACCGAGTTCCCTGCTGCTGCAGTTGCTGTTCCTGCTTTGGTTTGTGCAGTAGCTAATTGATTAAGACTAGCAGATAAGCCATCCACACTTGCTTTGGTAAACTTTAAGTCTAAACTATTATCCTTTAAATATTGACTAAGTTTCTTTGCTGATGCAGGAACATTACCTAGATCAAAGTCAAAGACTATCTTAACCATTTGATTATCTGCCATTATCTTATCGGTTTAGCGATTTTATATTTTTCTAAAACTTGTTCTAGTTCTTCTTGTGTCATTACTCTTTGCTTTACAAAGTTACGAGTATCGCAGTCTAATTCAATAAGCTCTTGTGGCTTAACTTTCTTACCCTTAGGTAGCTGAATATTAATTAGTAGTGTTGTCTGCCATCTAGTTCTAATCCACTTCTGCTCTTCCTCATGTCTATATCCGTACCACACAAAATCTAATTCAGCCATGGTCATCTCCCAAAACAAATGGGGAAGCACTTTGCACTCCCCCATTGTATATCTTTCTATGTCAATCCACTCTAATTCTTTTTTA